AAGAGAGGAGACAAACCAACCCAATAGGGGTATGGTGTCACCTACACAGTAGACATCAAGTGAGACTACTGTGAAAGTGCTCAAAAAATGAGCAGACACGCGGTCCCTGCGGGACCAAAACAAAGCTTACCAAGAGGTAAAACAAATGCGACGAAGACGCAAGATAGGGAAACGCAAATCAGCAAAGATGTTTGCCAAAGGCGTAATGCGGGAACACCCGAAAAACCGTGCGATGACGGTAAGAGGCGGAATCCGCCTATGAACCTGGCAGACTACCTAAATTTCCACCAATTCTGTTTAAACATGGGCTGGAAACCTCCAACCCATGAAGAATTTTTCGGAAATAAAAAGTGACATGCTACAGCCCGCTGAAAGGATTCGAAAACATCGACGAAGGGGGGATCGTATTCAAACGATCCTCCCAGGCGGGGCCGGCGATGGAAGTGGCCTGCGGCCAATGCATAGGATGCAGGATCGACCGATCCAAGGAATGGGCAGCACGAATCGTGCACGAATCACAAATGCACCAGGACAATTGTTTCATCACCCTTACGTACAACGAAGAAAACCTTCCACACGATGGAAGCCTGGTGAAAGAACATTTTCAAAAATTCATGAAGCGGCTAAGGAAAAAATATGAACCGACCACCATACGGTATTTCCACTGTGGGGAATATGGTGAGGGCCTTGACAGACCTCATTATCACGCTTGCCTGTTTGGGATCGATTTTAGCGATCGCGTACCTTATAGCCAAAGCAATGATGTCATAACTTACGTATCCGACGAACTAACCGAAATATGGGGAAAAGGATTCACAACCTGCGGCGATCTAAACTACCAAACAGCGGCTTACACCGCGCGATACATCTTGAAAAAAATCACCGGCAACAGAGCGGAAGAACACTACCAAAAAGTCGACCTCCGCACAGGGGAGCTGTACAACATACAACCAGAATACGTCACGATGAGTCTCGGACGAAAACGCGGAGAAGGAATTGGCGGACCATTCTACAAAAAATACAAAACAGACTTCTTTCCTGCGGACGAATGTCCGATACCAGGGAAAGGGGTCTATAAAAGCGTACCTAAGTACTATGAACGAATATATGCGGAAACCGATCCAGACGCCTACGAAGAGATTAAACGACGCAGAAAACTATACAGAGACAAAAACGAAAACGAATACAAACACGAAAGACTAATGGCCAAATACAAGGTCAAAAAAGCACAACTAAAACAACTACCGAGGACATAAAATGAAACTCAACGCTTACACAATCTACGACGTAGCTTCGGGCGTATACATGCGCCCTTTTTTTAGCCAGGCAGACGGACAGGCAATCAGAGGATTTAAGGACATTGCGTGCGACGCAGACCACGAAATCGGAAAACACCCGGAAGATTACACGCTCTACAGAATAGGCGCATTCAACGACACAACCGGGAAAATGGAAGGCGAGGAACTCGAAAAACTCGCGACAGCACTGGAAATGATCAGCAACTCCAGACAGGTTAACCAGGACAATATCGAACAACTCCACAAGGAAATCGGATAATGACACGCACAAAAGTCGGCATATCGCCACACAAATTCGGACAAGTTCCACGCGCAGACATACCGCGCTCAAGCTTCAACCTAAGCCACGGCGTAAAAACCACATTTGACGCAGACTATCTGATACCCAACGGGGTCTGGGACGTAATACCAGGCGACTCGTGGAACTGTAAGACCACTATCGTGGCGCGCCTGGCTACGCCCTTACACCCGTTGCAAGATAATCTCTATATCGACCAATTTTACTTCTTCGTGCCCTACCGAATCCTCTGGACAAACTTCGAGAAATTCATGGGAGCACAGACAGACCCAGCGGACAGCATCGACTACACAATACCAACCATAGCCGGCGGCGGATCAGACGTCGACCTGGGCGACCTATCCGACTACATGGGCCTACCGCTCGGCTGCAACCCAGCAAACACAACACTATCCGCATTACCGTTCCGCGCATACCACCTCATCTGGAATGACTGGTTCAGGGACGAAAACCTCCAGGATTCATTCGACTTTCCGACCGACGACGGACCAGACACGTCCGCCGAAAGCGCCTACACAGACGTCCCGCTAAAACGCTGCAAACGGCACGACTACTTCACCAGCGCATTACCCTGGCCGCAAAAGGGCAGCAGCGCGGTATCACTACCGCTCGGAACATCCGCGCCCGTCGTCTCAAGCAGCAGCGTCAACACAGACACATTAGGCGTCGAACACGCCGACGGCACAGACGCCCTACTGTTACCAGTAACCAGCACAAGCCTAATCGCGACAGACTCAGGAGCAACGCCAGACGCAATGCTCAGCGCAGACCTTTCAACCGCAACAGCAGCAACCATCAACGAACTACGCCTGGCAATGCAGACGCAAGTACTGCTCGAAAGAGACGCAAGAAGCGGAACACGATACGTAGAAACACTAAAAGCACACTGGGGAGTCACATTCCCCGACTACACCGCACAACGCCCGGTCTACCTGGGCGGCGGATCGCAAACAGTCGGCATCACACCAGTACCGCAGACAACAGAACCATCAAGCCCAAGCGCAGACGACGCCAAAGGCGCCCTCGCAGGATACGGATACAGCCAAGGGCAACACAGCTTCACCAAAAGCTTCGTAGAGCACGGCGTAATCATCGCGCTCATGAACGCGCGCGGAGACATCACTTACTCGCAAGGCGTAGACCGATACTGGAGCAAATCCACACGATACGACTTCTACTATCCAGTCCTCAGCGGCCTAGGCGAACAAGCGATCAGAAACGAAGAAATCTGGCACAACCCTGCCGGCACGGACAATGACGACGTGTTCGGCTACACCGGCCGATACAACGAATACAGGTTCCAGAACTCAAAACTAACCGGACTACAACGGCCGGACGCCGCTAGCACCCTGGCTAGCTGGAACCTAAGCGAGGACTTCGCCAGCCTACCAACACTCGGCGACACCTTTATACAAAGCAACACCGGAACACCACTCGACAGAGCAATACAAGTACCAACAGAACCGCACTTCATCGCGGACATCTGGCACGACATAAAAGCAGCACGACCATTACCGTTATACGGCGACCCGGTCGGCCTGGGGAGATTCTAAATGGGCGCAACAACATATCCCTACGGGACCAATCCCGTAGGGGGCGGCGGAGGAACCGCTCGATCAATAGCAACAGGAATCGGCACCATAGCCGGAGGACCAATCGGCGGACTGCTCGGAAACGTAATAGGCGGACTATTCGGACGATCAGGACAAAACAGCGCAAACGAAGCAAATCTAAGAATCGCCAGGGAAAACCGGGAATGGCAAGAACGCATGTCTAACACCGCAATGCAACGCAGCGCGGCAGACATGGAAAAAGCCGGACTCAACAGAATACTGGCAATAGGACAACCAGCAAGCACGCCGGCAGGAAACATCGCAACGATGCAAAACAAAAACGCCAAACTCGCCGACGCAATCGGCCAGGGCGTACAAACCGCACTCGCGGCAAAAAAACTCAATCAGGAAATTAAAGAATCCGAATCACGGATCATCCTTAACAGATCAGCTGCGACAAAAAACGCGGCCGGAACCGGCCTGCTCGACACGCAAGAAGTCAAAACCGCAGCGGAAACCGCCGGCATCAACACAGCCAACAAGATCAAAGAACTCGATCGACAAATAAGAAGCATGGAAATACTCAACGTCAGAAATCAATTCGACTTCGCCATGTGGCTCGTCAACAGCGGGAACAATATGCTTTACCAAAAACTCAAAGCAGCAGCGCCAATTACAAAAGACTTCGCCCAGGCAATAGGCACAATAACAGGCGCATTCAACCTAAGAGGACTACTGGGCGGCCAGAGAAAAGGCGGGGCAGCAGGAACAATACGCGAAACAACACGATACGACCGATACGGCGTAAACCGAGGCGGATCAGTAACAACAACGAGGCCACAACAATGAGCATGCTAGGAACAAAACAACCGACCGACTACTCGGACGGCAGAACGAAACAAAGTTTCAAACACGAGACAGACGTCAACCAAATCATCGCGAAACACACGCGAATGGGCACACTGTCACACCTCGAACAATGGGGCGGACAATACGGAGACTGGAGCGATTTCGACTTCCAGGAAGCACAAAACAGAATCGCAAACGCAAACTCCATGTTCGAACAACTGCCTTCGGCAGTCAGAAACAGATTCGCCAATAGCCCGGAAAAATTCCTGGAATTCGTAAACGATCCGCAAAACAAAGACGATCTGCATCAAAAGCTGCCTGAACTGGCAGCAAAAAGGTCAAAACCACTACCAACAAATGCCGACGTGGTAGACCCTGAACCGGCACCGGAGCC